GCCAAGGATGCGCTCGCCGCCGAGTGAGCCACCGTCTCGTCACGGGGGAAGGGCGGGCCGCACTCGTTGTGTCCCGCCCTTCTTGGTAGAAGGATCGAATTGAAATGGCCGCAAACGCAGTTTCCTACGCGCAGGTCGTGCAGGGCACTCCCGATGGCTACGGCGCTCCGGTGCAGGTCACTATCGTCGGGGCCGACGGCGACGGCTCCCCGATCCCGGCCTCGTCGGGTGCGAAGGCGTCCTCGGGTTCTCTCAGCATCGTCAACAGCTTCCTCACCTGCGCAGCGGGCGGCGATGGCTCGGTCGCTGCCGTGGCCGAGAACATCGCGGTCGCCAACACCGTGCAGGTGGTCGAGTTCTTCAACCTGTCCGCGAACGTCATTTGGGCCTCGTGGGTCGGGACGGCGGTAGCCAACACGGCTGGCAGCTTCCCGATCCCGCCGCTCGCCTCGAACGTCGCCGGGTTCTATTCCAGCCCGCCCGGTGCCAGCGGCACGTTGAGCATCATCGCCCCGGCTGGCGCGAGCGCGTTCACCTGCAACCTGTGGTCCTGACGTGAGGCGCGGGCGCTACGACCAGCGGGCCTATTCGCGCGCTGCCCCGGCGTTCCACCCGATCTCGCTGTTCGGCGCGGGCGAGGTCGGCTACATCTTCGACCCGCTCACCGGCACCATCTATACCGACACGACGGGCAACACGCCCGCCACGACCGGGCAGCAAGTCCTGCGGCTGGCCTCGCAAGACCCGGTCCCGAGGGTGCTCACCAACAGCATCGGGCCGACGAGGCGGGTCGATGGCCTTGAGTTCGACGGCACCGACGACGCGCTCGCGCTGACCTTCACCTTCAACCAGCCGATCACGCGCATCAGCGCGATCCGCCAGAAGTCGTGGACCGCCAACGACCAGATTTACTGCGGCGGCTCGGCCAACTCGTGCGTGCTGCTGCAAGTCGGGATTTCGCCGAACATCGGCATCTACGACGGCAGCGCGGTCATCGGTGCGCTTCCGGCAACGCTCAACACATGGTTCGTCGTGACCGAGTTCCACAGCGGCGCGGCCTCGTCGGTCCAGTTGAACAACGTCGCCGCGACGACCGGCGATCCCGGCTCGGTCGCTGCTGGTGGCCTGACGCTCGGCAAGCGCACCGGGGTCGAGACTTATGCGAACTTCGACATGGGGCGGTGCGTCGGGATCAACCGTGCGCTCACGGGACCGGAGACGACCGCCGTGAAGAACTGGTGCGGCTCCCCGGTGGGCATTTCCCTGTGAGCCTTGGCCGCGAGCGGGCGTTGATGTAGGAGACGAGGATGTCGTTCAAGCCATCTGTCTCGAAGGTCTCGATCTTCAACAAGGCGCTCGCGCTTCTCCCCGCCGACCCGGTCGAAGACCCGGACGAGATCGGCCTCGAAGCGCGCGAGTGCCGACGGTTCTACAAGGGCGTGGTCGGCAAGCTACTCGAACGCCACCACTGGAACCTCGCCTCGCAGCGGGTGGTGCTGGCCGAGATCACGAACGACCGCGTGAACGAGTGGACCTACGCCTACGCCAAGCCGAACGACATGGCCTACCCGGTCGCGGTGATCGACCAGAACGGGCGCAACTGGTCGGGCTGGACGATGCAGGACTACGTCTATGCGCTGTCGGGCAAGCCGCTGCTCTACCAAGTCGGCGGCACGCTCTACTCGATGGTGCAGGCGGCGGGCCTCGAATACACCAGCTTCAACATCACCGAGGCCGACTTCAGCGCCCGGTTCGAGGACATCGTGGTCAAGGAACTGGCCGGGCATATCTGCCACCCGGTCATCAAGGACGACCGCCGCGCGAACGCGCTGCGCGCCGAGGCCGAGTTCGAGGTGCAGCGCGCCATCGCGTCCGACCTCAACCGCAACAACCCGACCTACGGCAACGGCCCGAGCGAGACCGAACTGGTGCGCGGGGTCAGCTACGACCGGACCTTCGCTGGCACCGGCTACGCGCTCGATCCCGTGGCGTATCCTGCCAACACCGGAACCTGACGATGCCCTCGGTGCCGCTCCCCAACTTCTCGAAGGGAGAGATTTCGCCCGACCTCTACGGGCGCATCGACACGCCGCAGTATTCGAGCGCGCTGAAGACCTGCAACAACTTCGTGGTGCTCAAGTATGGCGGCGTGACCTTTCGCCCCGGCACGCGCCTCGTGGGCACCACCGACGACCCCGAGGCGGCCTCGCGGCTGATCCCGTTCCGGTTCTCGTTCGACCAGTCCTACGCGCTGCTGTTCATGCACGGCATCATGCGGCCCATCGCCAACGGCGGGTTCGTGGTCGAGCAGGACACGCAAATCACCGACATCAACCCGCTCGGCCTGACCACGATCCTGACGATCCCGTTCCACGGCTACGAGGTCGGCGACCGCCTCTACCTCGCAGGCATTACCGGGATGACCGAACTCAACGGGCGCATCGTCACCGTGGTCGGCTCGACCGACGCGGACCATATCGAGATCGACGTTGACAGCCGCGACTTCGAGAACTTCATTTCGTCCGACGGCACGCTCAACGTGGGAGCACCGCCCGCGCCGCCGACGCCGCCCGTCATCCCGCCCGTGGTGCTGCCGCCCGATCCGCCGCCGACGACGCCGCAGGGCGGCTACGACTACGAATGGCGCTACGGCTACTATCCGCCGTGGTATATCCCCCCGGAGTATTGAGGCATGGGCGCTGCACGCCTTTACAAGACCGGCCACCCCTACAACGCGACCGATCTCGTCGAGATCGACTACGCGCAGACGGCGGACGTGGTCTATTTCGGGCACCTCAACTACCCGCCCGAGAAGCTGGTGCGCGCCGGGCACACCGACTGGACCTTCAGCGAGGTCACGTTCGGGCCAGTGCTCGCTGCGCCTGTCGGCCTCGTGGCGACCGCCAACGTGGTCAACAACGACGACACGCTCTCGAACGGCGACCCGAACCTCAACTCGCAATACTATCCGCTGGCGAAGGCTTACGCGGTTGCGTCGGTCAACTCTGCTGGACAGGAGAGCCGGTTGTCGGCCACCAGCACTGCGACCAACGACCTGACGCTGAAGGGCAACAACAACTCGCTGGCGTGGACCGCCGACGCCGACGCCGAGTATTACAATATCTACGCGCAGGGGAACGCCTCGCTGTCGATGGGCTACCTCGGTCGCGCCGAGACCAATGCGTTCGTCGATGGCGATGGCGGGATCGACCCCGACTACTCGGACGGCCCGAGGATCGGCACCAACCCGTTCGTCGGCGACGACAACTACCCCTCGACGCTGACCTTCCACCAGCAGCACCTCGTTTGGGGCCGCACCCGCAACAAGCCCAACGGGGTGTTCGTCAGCTTCGCCGCCGACTTCGAGAACATGGACCGCTCGCGCCCCGGCAAGCCCGACGATGCGTTCACCTTCGCGCTGGTCTCCGAGCGGGTCAACGCGGTCAACCAGTTGGCCTCGACCAACCAGCTTCTCGCGCTGACCTCGGACGGCATCTTCTCGGTCGCCGGGACCGACGGCGCGGTGCTCACCGCCACGGCTCCCGAGACCAAGCGGCAGATCGGCATTGGCTGCTCGCGGCTCGACCCGCTGGTGATCGACGAGACCCTGCTGTTCCGCCCCAATCAGGGATCGAGCGTGCGGGCGCTCGGCTACACCTTCGAGATCGACGGGTTCCGCTCGAACAACGTGGCGATCTTCAGCCCTCACCTGTTCAACGGGTTCGAGGTGATCGCGTGGGCCTACCAGCGCGAGCCGTTCTCGTGCGTGTGGGCGGTGCGCTCGGACGGCAAGCTGCTGTGCCTGACGTGGGAACCCGAGCAGCAGGTGTTCGGCTGGTCGCTGTGCGAAATGAGCGGCACGGTCGAGGGCATCACGGTCATCACCGAGCAGGGCATGGACCGGGTCTATCTCGCCGTGCGGCGCACGCTGGCGGGCGTCGAGAGCGTGTTTATCGAGCGCATGGCGCTGCCGCTGCTGGTGGCCGCCGATCTCGCCGACGCCTGCTACCTCGACTGCGCGGTGACGCAGAAGACCGACGATCCGACGAACACCATCACCGGCCTGTGGCATCTTGAGGGCGAGAGCGTCAGCGCGTTCGCCGACGGCTACGTCATCGAAGGGCTGACGGTCGAGGACGGCAGCGTGACGCTTGAGTTCGAGGCGACGACGATCACGGTCGGCATCCCCTACTCGGGCGAGATCGAGACGCTGCCGCTGGCGCTCGGCTCGCGCCACGTCGATTGGCAGAGCATCGACAAGGTCGTGGTGCGGGTCAAGGACACGCGCGGCATCAGCATCGGGCCGGGCGCGAACGGCGCGCTGACGCAGCCGCCGATGCAGGAAGTGAAGCAGCGCGAGACCGAGGAACTGGATCAGCCGATTGCGCTGAAGACCGGCGACTTCCCGATGAACCTGTCGTCGAAG